ACGTCGCGCCTGTTACCGCTGCCTTGCTGCAAGTGGCGAACAACGACCTTACGGAAGAAGATCAGGACGGCGCCGATACGGTCAAGGCCAACACGTCTGCGGATGCAATGGACATTGCCGCCGCGCGTGTTGATGCCAAGTCCGGGATATATCTCGACAACATGGGCATCTCGGTTGCTTGCGAGGGTGACATCTATCTAGGGATGCTGCCTGACGTGTACGTCGAGGAAGATCGCGAAGTCCAGACGATGACCGAGGACGGCGACGACGGCTCTGCCAAGCTGATGGAGCAGTTCACCGATGCGCGCGGCGTGTCGAGTGTGCGTAACGACTTCGCTCGCGGTCAGTACAAGGTCATTGCCAGCGTTACCGAGGCGACCGCTACCCGCAGGGACAAGACGGTTCGCAGCGCCTTGAACATGGCAGAGGTGGCCCTTCGCGCGCAGGACATCGAGTTCGCACAGGCTGCGATCATCACGGCAGCAATGAACACGGACGGCGAGGGAATCGAGGATCTGCAAGCCTTCGCTCGCAAGCGCGGCATTTCCATCGGACTGGTCGAGCCGAACGAAGAAGAACAGGCGCAGATGGCGCAGCAGCAGGAACAGGCCGGTCCCGATCCCGCACAGATGCTGGCAGAGGGTCAGTCCAACGCGCTCAACGCACAGGCCGCGAAGGATGCTGAGCTGGCGAAGAAGGCCGTTGCCGATACCGCGCTGTCGAAAGCCAAGACTGTCGAAACGCTTACCAACGCGGGTGTCAAAGCCATGCCGCCCGCGAACGATTCAGGGGGTCGTCCCCTCAATAAGGCCCCCGGCGCGCCTTTCTAAAGCTGCCGCGTAGGAGTGAATGACATGGCATTTCCCGATGATGACGCGGGCGAGATTCCTGACATCGACGATCTGGACGAAACTGGCGAGGTTGCCGGTGATGACGAACAGGCCGTTGAAGCTGAGGAAGAACTGACCTTTGGCGAGGAAGATGACGACGACACCGCGCCCGGACTTCCCAAGAAACTGCGTAACGAGATCAAGGAACGCGACCGCGCCCTTGCCTTGGCGAACAAGCGTATTGCCGAACTCGACAAACCGGCAGCACCGATTGACGTTGGCCCCCGTCCTACCCGCGAGGAACATGATTGGGACGATGAGGCCTATGACGCCGCTGTCGATGCGTGGAATGAGCGCAAGCTGACCGCGCAGACGCAAGCGAGCGAGCCGAATGACCTGCAAGCAGTGGCACAGAGGGACGTACAGAACCTCACCACCGGGCTTGCCGCGCTGACTTACCCCGACAAGGACGACATCGTCCCTGCCACCATGGAGATGCTGACCCCTGAGCAGCAATTCATCTTCGCCACGGCAGCGAAAGACCCCGCCAAGCTGATCTATGCGCTGGGCAAGAACCCTAGCCGCATGAAAGCCCTGCTTGAAATCAAGAACCCGGTGAAATTCATCACCGAAGTTGCGCGAACGGAGATGCAAATGACTGTCAAGACCCGCCAGGCGCCGCAGCCTGAGCATATTCGTAACGGTGACGCTCGCCCTGGTGGTGGCGCCGACAAGGAACTGGCGCGGCTGGAAAAGGAAGCCCAGCGCACCGGGGATCGCACCGCGTTGATCCGATACAACAAGGAAAAGGCAGCCAAGAAGGCGGCTTAAAACGTTAAAATGAAGTGGCGGGTGCGGCGGGCTATTCTCGTCGCGTCCGCAACACCAGTGACCTCCGACTGTAACGGGAGAGCCAGCGGAAACCCCTTATCATTTGGAGTGTTTTCACATGGCTACCAGTTTCACCAAAGAAGAACAGGTGATGTTCGACAAGGTTATCGAGGGCTTCGATAACCAACTCGTCATCTCCAAGGGTTTCGACCTTTACGACCCCCTGACCGCACAGGAAGCCGTCAACGCAGGCGACAAGTTCTGGGTTCCGGCGCCGATGATCGGTTTCAGCTATGACGGCTTTGACCAGTCGGCCAACTTCGACGGCCTGACCCAGCTCAACGTTCCGGCATCGGTCGGCTACCACAAAGCCATCCCCAAGACGCTTTCGTCCAAGAACCTTCGTAATGCCTATGCGATGGACCAGATGGGCCGCGCCGCCAAGCAGAAGCTGGCGAGCGATGTCAACATGGCCTGCTTCAACACCGCCGGCCTTTACGGTTCGGTGTTCTCGAAGCGCGCTGCAGCAGCCACCGGCTATGACGACGTTGCCGATCTGGACGTTCGCTTCACCCGCATTGGCGTTCCGCAGGACGGGCGTAAGGCGTTCTACAGCCCATCGGCAATGAACGCGATGGCTGCCAATCTTGCTAGCCGCTCGGAAGATACCAAGCGGTCGAAGGATGCTTACGAACAGGCTCTGATCCGTCACGACATCGCCGGTTTCGAGGTGTTCAAGAACGACCAGGAGCTTAGCCTTGCCGCTGCTACTGGCGGGGCTGTGGCAGTCAACGGCGCCGACCAGCGGACGGTTCCGGCTGCAACCAGCACGTCGGCAGGTCTGACCGAAAACAAGGATAACCGCTACACTGACCTCGTCGTCAATGGCGGCACCTATGCCAACGTCAAGGTGGGCGATGCGTTCACCATGGCAGGTGTTTTCGAGCTGCACCTGATCACCAAGCAGTCAACGGGCGTCCTCAAGACGTTCCGCGTCATCGACAAGCCCGCTGCCAACACGCTGCGCATCTATCCTGCGATCATCGACGCCGCCGAAGGTTCGATCGGTTCCAAGGAATATGCGAACGTGTCGAACGCTCCGGCGACGACCACGCCGCTGGTGTGGCTCAACACTGTCGCCGCCGCGATGAATCCGTTCTTCCGCAAGGAGGCGCTGATCCTGATCCCCGGTAGCTACACGGTTGATCCCGAGGACGGCTGGAACGTGATGCGCGCCACCACTGATCTGGGCATCGGCATCACCTACACCCGTCAGGGCGCGATCAACGACCTGAGCGTGAAAGCGCGTTGGGACATCGACTTTGGCACCGCGATTCTCAACCCTGAGATGGTCGGCGTCCAGATGTTCTCGCAGACCTAAATGGTTGGAGGGGGCTTCGGCTCCCTCCTTCCACTTGAACGGCCAGTAATGACCTTTCCAGTGGAGGCCGGTTTATGACCACGACCATACCCGTATCTGAGGTTGGAGTACCCAAGTCGGCCATTATCGATATGGCCTTTGAGGATTGCCGCCTGTCGGGTTTCGACTTCGACCGGACGCCAGAGGAATCGCTGATGGCGCTACGGCGTCTCAACGCGATGATGGCGGAATGGCCTTGGTCGCTGCTCGGTTACGACAACACCGGCTATGGTGAGGGTGGCGAGGCGGAACTGTCGAACCTTCCCGCTGACACCGTGCACGGCGTGTCTCAGGCGCTTGCCCTCAGGTTGATGACGGCATTCGGCAAGGCGATCCCCGAGAGCTTCCGAGGCACCGCAGCGCAGTCCTTTGCCTACATCAAGGGGCAGTACGCGGTGGTGCCGACCATCCCGTTCGCGCCCAATACCCTGAGGGGGCGCGGCAATCGTCATCACTTCAACACGCCTTATTTCCCTGACTATTCGCAAGAGGACGCATAAGCATGGCATCGCAGACATTCGCCCTTTCTGGAACCGGGGTCACGGCGTCATCGACCGTCACGCTTTTGGCGGGGGAGCGGGTGATTGTCCGCTTCACCGCTGCTCCGCAGGGGCGCGTGAACGTCGTGGCAGCGCTCAACTCGCGCACGTCGCGGCATCCTATAGGACCAGACGGTTTCGCCTCTGACGCCTTCGTTGAAGGCACCGTGTTGAGCGTCGAACTGGACGGGCAGGGCGACAACCGCTCGGTATGCGCGGGGATCATCGAGACGGGCGCATGATCGGACGACCTATCTCGTCCAAGATAAAGCGAATTTACTCGGGTGTAGGTGGTTTCCGCCGTGCGACTGAGGGCGGCACCCCCACGCCTACCCCAAGCGACAGCACCCCCGACGCATTTAGCTTTACCGATCAGGTCGGCGCATCGCGTTCGACGGTGGTTGAGAGCAACGCCATTACCGTGGCTGGCATCAACACCGCTTCCGCCATCTCTATCACCGGGGGCGAGTACCAAATCGGCGCCGGAGCCTGGGCATCGGCTCCCAGCACGGTGACGAACGGCCAGACCGTCAAGGTACGCCTAACCACGTCGGCCAGCTACTCGACCATTGCCAACGCCACCCTGACCATCGGCGGCGTGTCTGACACCTTCTCGGTTACAACTGAGGCCGAAATTCCGACGCCCGCGATCACCAAGACCAGCGCGGGCGGGGATGTCATCACCTTCTCGGTTGACGCTATCCCCTATGTCGTCGGCTATTACTGGAACCTGCAACTTGCTGGCAGCAGCGACTTCCTCACTGATTATCCCGAGGAAGCGGACATCCGTGACGAGCAGCGCATCGTCACGATTGAGGATCTGACCGACGACGACGTTGACGGCACGATTGAGCTTGATCCCTTCGCCATACTCGACAACCAGAAGGCTGGCCTTGCCTACCTGCGCATTCGGCTTGGTCGCGATGCCGACGACGGGCTGAGCATCGAGTGGGGTAGCTGGTCGAACACGATCAGCGATACGGTGGTCATACTCGCGGCTTCGACCTTCGACGGCACCGCAAAGAACAGCTTTATCACGCTGTCCAGCGGCAACCTGGTGATGACCAGCCAAGTCGCTAACGTCGGCGCTCCGGGCAAGGCGCGCATCACGCAATCCCGCACCGGCAAGCGGTTCGCACAGTTCACGGTGGCAGGCACGGTTTCCGGTGGCACCTTCCTTGGTGTTAGCAACTCATCGCACGATTATACAAGCTTCGGTAGCACGCCGGGGACTGGCGCTAACAAGGGTTCTGGCATCGGGCATGACGGCTCGGTCAACACCAACGGCTCCAACACTGGCGGCGTGACTTCCGCATGGGCGACGGGCGACATAATCAGCGTGGCCTTCGACACGACGGCTGGCAAGGTCTGGTACGGCTACACCGCCTCTGGTGGATCGGCCATCACTTGGAACGGCGACCCGGCATCGGGAACGGGCGGCTTCTCCCCCACCGATATGGACGTTTGGTTCGGCTGGGCCGCTGCGCAGATTAACGACTCCAGCTCGCGCAATGTAACCTTCAACGGCGGGGCCACCAGCTTCGTCGGAACCATCCCCTCTGGCTTCGTAGGATATGACCTGTGATCCGCTTTCTACTCATCCTCCTGCTCCTCATGCCGTCCATCGCGTCGGCGCAGACAATCCAGGACGGCTTTGTTCGCCCGCCTGATGTCCCGGCCTATGTGGCTGTCACTGACACCTACGCTGCAGGTACCACACCGAACGTCATTGGCGACGGCTCGAATGATCGAGGCGGCACCATGCCGGTTCTGGCGGTCCAACCCGCTGATATTCCCTCGACGGCGACAGGTTGGATCGAGACAATCTCTTGCGATGAGAATGTCCCCAGCCCCTGCAAGAAGATCACCAATCCGGGGGGAGAGGAGGCAAAATCCCGCTTCATCGCGGATTACGCCCTCGTCAATTATGACGACCCGATCCGCAATTGGGGCCAGCCGGGGACGGCACATTGTCATATGTATTTTGGCAACACGAACACCAACGCCTTCTCAACCTATGCGTCGATGCGGACGCGGGCAAATGCAAACGCCAACGGCACCCCAAAACGCGCGGCTTCCACCATTTCGGGTGGGCCGTACAATGCCACTGGCTACTGGTTTCCCTGCATCATCAAGCCCGATGCCTTCGGCGACGGCAAGGCCTATGCGGTCAAGGT